AGCGCGTTAACTAAATTAGAAACAGATCCACCAGTATGGATTTTAAATGTAGGTGACGCACGTATGGAATTACAAACAGATGAGTTGCAGATACAAACAAAGTTTCAAAAGAAATGTATGAATACTTTGAACACAATGCCTCCTCTTGTAAAACAATCAGTGTGGCAGGAATCAATTGAAAGATTATTTACTAATCTTATAAAGATACCTGTTTCTGATGATGGGTCTGTGGCCGGTCAATTTGAAGCTTTCCTCCAGGAGTTTTGCACCGACCGTGCCCAGGCACAGAATAGAGATGAATTATTACTACGTAAACCCTGGACGGAAGATGGTATTACTTGGTTTAGATTAAAAGATCTTTTAGACTATTTAACTAGAAATAAATTTACACATTATAATACAGGACAGCTTGTACAAGCATTGCGCAGGCTTAATGGTAAAAGTGATAAGTTTAATTTAAAAGGTAGAACTGTACGTGTGTGGGGTGTGCCTGCATACCAGCAACAAGATTCTGCATTTGACATAAAGGAGGTTGATGGTGCGCCTTTCTAAATTAAAAAAGGGAATGCAGAGTGAACAAATAGCCGTATTACATTTAATAGAAAAAGGTTATTTTGTTTTTAAAAATCTATATGGAGTTGGACCTGCTGACCTCATAGCAATAAATGAAAAAGGAGCAGTAGAAATATTTGATGTAAAGACTGAAAGCTATCGTAAGACCTGGAAACCAGGAACACGTATATGTAGACGGTTAACACAAGAACAAAAAAAATTAAAGATGAAATTTATATTCGTAGATAAGGATGGCACATGCAAAATAAAACTAAGATAATACTAGGACCTCCTGGTACAGGGAAGACACACAACTTATTAAATTTAGTTGAGCAAGAATTAGCTAAAGGCACACCACCGGATCGTATTGCATTTGTTGCTTTTACAAAGAAAGCGGCTAGTGAAGCAAGGGACCGGGCAATGAAGAAGTTTAATTTAGAAGAGCAACATCTTCCATACTTTAGAACTTTACACTCTTTTGCTTTTAATCAATTAGGTTTAACAAAGTCAGAAGTAATGTCGCGTGACAATTACAAAGAGTTTGGACACACATTTGGTATGGATCTAGGATCTGTGTCTGATGGTGTAGATGCTGGTGGAGTATTTACAGTTGATAACCAACTACTGTCAGAGGTTAATTTATCACGCATGAAGTGTATGGATTTAGAACAACATTATAATGATTCTAATCTAGATGTATCATGGCATGCATTGTTAAGAGCACAGCGTTCTATAGAAGAATTTAAAAAGAAAAAAGAAGTATTAGATTTTACAGACATGATAGAAATGTACATTGAATCTGGTATGATTCCAAAGTTAGATGTAGTGTTTATAGACGAAGCACAAGATCTATGTAAATTACAATGGCGCATGGTACATAAAATATGCCAGAATGCTAAACAAGTTTATGTAAGCGGTGATGATGATCAAGCTATTTACCGATGGGCTGGTGCTGATGTAGAGCATCTTATTAGATTAAATGGCGAAAGAGAAGTTTTACAACAATCTTATAGATGCTCTAGACTTATACAAAATTGTTCTCAAGGAATAATAGGACGTGTTAGAAACCGTATTAACAAATCGTGGAATGGCACAGAGAATGATGGTTTAGTTCAGTATCATTCATACCCAGATAGCGTGGACATAGGTGATGAAAATTGGTTAATCATGGCAAGAACTAATTATTTACTTGATGAGATTGAACGTGACATACGATTACAAGGATTATTTTACAAAAGAAATAATCGTTTACCTATATCGCAAAAGTTATTAAACGCTACAAGTGCATGGAAGAAATTAAATGAAGGTGGGCAAGTAGAATTAACAGAAGTTAAAGATATATATTCTTATATGTCTTCAGAAATAGGAATAGAGCGTGGCCATAAGAATCTTAGAACAGCTAACAGAGAGAACTATGAGCTTAATGATTTAATTACGGACCACGGACTTCTTGTAGGAGGTAGGCCCTGGGATGTGGCTTTTGATAAAGTAGGCACGCGTGATAAAGAATTCTTAAGGTCTATTGAAACGAGGAACAGGGATTTTACAAAGACTGATCCTAAAATTCATTTAAGTACCATACATGGTGCTAAAGGAGGAGAAGCAGATAAGGTTATGTTGTTGACAGACTTGTCAAGAAAGTCACAGGAAGCAATGGAAAAGATTCAGATGATGAATGCCGTGTGTTTTATGTAGCAGCCACACGCGCTCGTAATGAGCTACACATAGTACAACCACAGAGAGATGGAGGATTTATAATATGACATTTAGTACGGGATTAGCCCTAAAAACAAAATCAATAGTAAAAGAAAATATATTACAACAAGCTAAAGAATTAGTTAGTAATGATAGAGAAAGCACCCATGGTGATGCTAGACAAAATCATGAACAGATTGCAGAATTTTGGAATATATTTCTTGATAATAAATTAAAACCAATGGCTGCAATTACATGTGATGATGTAGCTGTAATGATGGCTTTACTAAAAATATCAAGATCAACACAAGGTAAATTCAATGTAGATGATTATATTGATGCCGCCGCTTACATGGCAATAGCAGGAGATTTAAAACATGACAGTTAACTCAGATTGGATAGCACCCACGGAGTTTCCGGATCTAAGTGATCGGGAGAAAATAGCAATTGATTTAGAAACATGCGACCCAGGATTAATTAAAGATGGTCCTGGGTGGCCTAAAAAAATAGGTGCAGTAATTGGTATAGCATGTAGCTGCTAATGGATTTAAAGCTTACTATCCTATTGCGCACGAAGGTGGTGGTAACATGGATAGTAAAAAAGTAATTAAGTATATAAAATCTTTGTGTGAAGATGAAAAGTTAGAGAAAGTATTTCACAATGCACAATACGATATAGGCTGGCTTAGTGTGTTAGGCATAGAAGTTAAAGGACGTATTCATGACACAATGGTGGCTATGGCATTGATTGATGAGAATAGATATTCTTACACATTAAATAGTATATCATTTGATTATTTAGGTGAGTTTAAAAGTGAAGCTAAGCTTAAAGAAGCAGCTGCTGCATTTGGTGTAGACCCTAAAGCTGAGATGTACAAATTGCCTGCTACATTTGTAGGAGAGTATGCTGAGGAAGACGCAAGGCTAACGCTAAAGTTGTATGAGAAATTAGCATGGGAGATTAAGAAGGATAATCTTGACACTATATACGATATTGAGTGTAAATTAATTCGTGTAATATTTAACATGACAAAAAAAGGCGTAAGATTTGATGCTGATAAGGTTGTTGTTTTAAATGATAAGTTTAAAAATAAAGAGAAAAAAATTTTAAAAAGAATTAAAGATTTAACAAGCCAGGACGTAGAAATATGGGCTGCAGCTTCTATAGCTAAAGCATTTGATTCTATGAACCTACCTTATGACAGGACAGATAAAAGCAATGCTCCATCATTTACAAAGATGTTTTTAAGTGATCATCCACATGAATTACCACGTCTTATTTTACAGGCAAGAGAGCTTAATAAGTTACGTGGAACTTTTTTACAGGGTTTATTAAAGCATAATACAAACGGTAGAATTCATGCACACATTAATCAAATTAGATCTGATACAGGAGGCACTGTGTCTGGTAGGTTTAGTTATAATCATCCAAATTTACAACAGATACCAAGTCGTGGACAGTTTGCGCAAGAGATTAGAAAACTATTTATACCGGAAGTTGGTGAGTACTGGCTTAAAGCAGACTACTCGCAACAAGAGCCCAGGTTACTAACACATTGGGCGTGCCTAGTTGGACAGATGGGAGCTCAAGAAGTAAAAGAAGCATATCAAAAAAGTGATCTTGATTTTCATCAACAGACAGCAGACATGGCAGGAGTCGATAGAAAACTAGCCAAGACTATTGGATTAGGTGTAATGTATGGCATGGGTTATAACAAGATGGCACGTGAGTTAGATATAGACCCACAAGATGCTAAGAAAATGTTAAAAGATTTCCGTGAACGTGTACCTTTTATGCAAGGAATGNTAGAAGCTGTGATGAATAGGGCTAATTCTAANGGTATTATNCGTACATTACTAGGTCGTAAATGTAGATTTGATCTGTGGGAGCCTACACAATGGGGTGTACATAAAGCATTACCGCACAATCAAGCAAAGGTAGAGTATGGTGAAGCAATAAAAAGAGCTGGTACATACAAAGCTTTAAATAGATTAATCCAAGGATCAGCGGCAGATCAAACAAAGAAAGCCATGGTAGATGTGTATGAAGAACTAGGAGTAGTACCTTTAATACAAGTACATGATGAGCTGGATTGTTCTGTTAAAGATGAGAAACAAGCTAAAGAAATACAACGTGTTATGGAGACATGTGTAGAACTAGAAGTACCATCCAAGGCGGATATAGACCTTGGAGAAAGTTGGGGTGGATGATGAGTTGGATATGTAGTGTGTTGCTAATATGTTCTACGTTTAATCCAGTAATGGATTACACAAATAATGATGAGTTTATTGCAGATGTTAAAACATGTGCATTACATCTTAATTCTTTATTAGATGATGAGGAAAGAGTGCCTGTAAGTTTAGTTATAGCACAAGCAGTTCATGAATCTAATTGGGGTAAATCTAGATTTGCGGTAGAGGGTAATAACCTCCTTGGAATCCGCACCTTTGACTCTTCTGATGATCAACTGAAGCCGCTAAATGTTCCTAATGCGAGCTGGGGGCTTAGGATCTTTGAGACAAAGTGCGAATCCATTTCTTACTATATGTGGTTGCTTAATTATAACCACAACTATTCACAGTTTAGAGAAGAAAGATTATTACAGTATATCAACAACATAATAGACACTGAAAAGCTTGCTATGACTCTTGCAATATATGCTGAAGATGTGTATTATACGCAAAAAATCATCCGTACATTACAGAAATTGGAGGCCTATGACAGAGACTAGAAAACCCGGGTACAAGGAACAAGGCAAGAGTCGTGCAGCAAATCAAAAAGCTGTACAAGGAGTTAAGCCAGGTTTTGCTATTAATCATGAACAAATGGAATTTGAAAGACGTAAACTTTTACAAGAAATGTCTAGTAAAATGTCTCCAGATAAGAAACAATTAAACATGATGGCTGCTGTAGCAGCTACGGAAGAACCTAAATATTTTAAAACTACAAATTTGACTAAGACTGGAAAGCCAGCAGAGTATGATAGCACAGAAGGTAAAGGTGAACCACGTGAGCCTACCCTACGTATATTATCATTAGGAGCTGGTGTTCAATCATCGTGTCTAGCTTTAATGGCACAAGAAGGATTAACCAAACATAAACCAGATTATATGATATTTGCTGATACAGGATGGGAACCATCTTTTGTTTATGAGCATGTAGAGTATTTAAAGAAGGCAATAACGATTTGTCCTATAATTACTGTGGAGCGAGGAAACATCAGAGAAGACCTTATCAAAGCAGCGAACCCAGAACCAGGGTCTAAAGAAGAGTCAAAGTCGTTTGCTGGTCGTGTACCAAACCCACCTTTGTTTGCTGCACGTCCTAACGGTGGACGAGTGGGAATGCTTTATCGTCAGTGTACACATGATTATAAA